CCGCGAATGCTTCCGATCCCGACGAATGGTTCGACGAACGCACCGGCGAGCTCAAACTCTTCCACATGGCTGCGCCGAGGGTGTTTAAGGGCAAGCAGAGGGCCGTCATCGCGACCTTCTGGAAGGCGCGAGACCAGGCTAGCATCAAGTGGTCCGACCTCGTCACGCAGACACGCTGCAGCAAGGACCCCGACAGCGCCCTTGGCCCTAGCTGGAACGAGTGGATCGAGAAGACTGCATTCGCTCGGTACCGCATTCGGAGTCGACGAACGGACGCGTGAATTTCCGGAGATTCATCCGGAAGTGCATCCGGACCTGATCCGGAGGTGTATTCGAAAAATGAGCAGTGCCCACTTTTTTCAAAGGAGCACTGCAAATGGGAAATCCAACCCCTCTCGTTACACAAGGGCGCCCCTCGCGCCCCTCAAATCCCGGCGGTCCTAACCAGACTCGCATCGCGCTCGACGAATTCGAGCTCGCCTGTCGCTGGGGACTGTCGGTCAAGACGCTGCGCCGCTGGCGTCAAGAGCAGCTCGGTCCGATCTACTGCAAGCTCGGTCGCCGGGTCACCTACCTCCTGCACGAAATCGAAGCCTTCGAGCGCCGCGTCTCGCGGTACTCGAGCTTCGCCCGTGCATACCAGTGAGGGGAATGGTCATGACCGACATCACCATTTTCCCCGACAGGCTGACCGCGATGACGGAGGCCGACCTGGCAGCTTTGCCTGCTGAGCAGCTGCGCGAAATTCATTTCAATCTCGCGCAGCTGGTCGAATGGGTCAAGAAAGCTCAGGCCAAGACCCACAATGCAATGAAGCGTCGGTACGCCGAGCAAGAGCGAGCCGTGCGCTCTGAAGCTGGCAAGGACTTCGGCACCGTCCATTTCCAGGACGGCCCGATCCGTGTCACGGTCGACACGCCAAAGCGCGTCTCCTGGGATCAGGCCCAACTGGCCGAGATGGCCAAGCGCATTGCCGCCAGCGGCGATCGCATTGAGGACTACCTGGACGTCGAGTTCAGCGTCCCGGAATCCCGCTTCACCAACTGGCCCACGGCGCTACGCGAGCAGTTCGCCGCCGCCCGCACCGTCAAACCCGGCAAGGCCTCCTATGACCTGACCGCCGACTCCGAGGACTGAATCATGAAATTTCTGAACAAGCTCGTGCTGCGCAAACGCGTCGGCTCTTTTTATGCGGATCACCTGCCCAGCGATCTCCGCTATCGCAACCGCGCCGGTGAAGAGGTTTCCGTCCCCATTGAGAACGCAACCGTCGATGAGTTGGCCTTTGCCCTCCAACTGGCATCCGAGGAGCAGTCGATCGTCAGCCGTCGGCGCTCGGCGATCGAGGACCTGTACCAGAACGCCCGCAAGTCCGGAGCGCTCGGCGCGGATCGGCTGACCGACATCGCCTGGAAGGAATGACCATGAGCACCCTCATTCCCTTCCAGTTTGAATCGCACGCCCTGCGCGTGCAGGTTGATAAAGTCGGCCAGCCGTGGTTCAACGCCAGCGACGTCTGCGACGTGTTGGATATGGGCAATCCGTCTCAGGCGATGAAGTCCCACGTCGATCCCGATGACCTCCAGAAATTGGAGGTCATCGATGCGCTCGGCCGCACCCAGCGATCCAACCACGTCAACGAGTCCGGCCTGTACGCGCTGATCCTTGGCAGTACCAAGGACGCCGCAAAGCGATTCAAGCGCTGGGTCACCAGCGAAGTTCTCCCTTCGATCCGCAAGACTGGCGCCTACTCAGCGACCCCGGTGGCTGCCTTGCAGGCCCCGACCCAGGACCGTGTGTCCTCCCTGCTGTTGATCGGCGACGCCGTGGCCAAGGTGCCCGGAGTCAAGGCCGGCATCGCCATGGCGGCCACGCTCACCTGCATTCAGGAAAACACCGGGCTGGTGATCGAGACGCTACGCCGTGCGCTGCCGGCGGCCAATGAGCCGACCTGCTCCCACAACGCGACCCAGTTGGGAAAGCTGGCCGGATCATCTGCCAAGGTCACCAACCAGCGCCTCGCAACCCTCGGATTCCAGTTCCGCAACGAGCGCGACGAGTGGGAACTCACCGACGCCGGCAAGGCGTGGGCTGAGGCCATGCCGTTCTCGCGCAACGGCCACAGCGGATACCAGATTCTATGGAATCCGGCGATCGTCGAGCAGCTTAGGGAGGTGGCGTGATGGCACTTCCGATCATTACCGCTGACCAGCGCCTTCGCGAGAAGAAGGGTGTGAAGCTCGTGCTGCTCGGCAAGAGCGGCATCGGCAAGACCACCCAGCTCAAGACGCTGCCTGAGACGACCACACTCTTCGTCGATCTCGAAGCCGGCGATCTTGCGGTCAAGGACTGGCGTGGCGACTGCGTGCGCCCGGCCACCTGGCCCGAGTTCCGCGACCTGGTGGTGTTCCTGGCCGGACCCAATCTGGCGCTGCCACCCGAGTCACCGTATTCGGAGGCGCACTACCAGCATGTCTGCGAGCGCTATGGCGATCCGGCTCAGCTGGCCAAGTACGACACCTATTTCGTCGACAGCATCACGGTCCTTGCGCGCCTGGCGCTGATCTGGGCCAAGGCCCAGCCACAAGCCATGTCCGAGCGTACTGGCAAGCCAGACACGCGCGGTGCCTATGGCCTGCTGGGCACCGAGATGCTGGGCGCGCTCATGCACCTGCAGCATGCCCGCGGCAAGCACGTCGTGTTCGTCTCGATCCTCGACGAGCGTATGGACGACTTCAACCGCAAGGTGTTCGTGCCGCAGATCGAAGGCGCGAAAACGTCGGCTGAGTTGCCCGGCATCGTCGATGAGGTCGTAACGCTTGCCGAGATCAAGGCCGAGGACGGCTCGTCGTACCGCGCCTTCGTCACGCAAACCATGAATCCCTATGGCTTCCCGGCCAAGGACCGCTCCGGCCAGCTCGACTTGCTGGAGCCCCCCGATCTGCGTGCGCTCATCGACAAGTGCGCCGCCGCTACCCACACCCCATCAAACAAGGAGTAACCCCATGTCCGCCTGGAACGATTTCAACGATGCCGAACAACAGCAATCCTTCGATCTGATTCCCAAGGGCACGGTCGCCCGTGTCCGTATGACCATCAAACCCGGCGGCTTCGACGACCCCGCGCAGGGCTGGAACGGCGGCTACGCCACCCAAAGCTTTGAGACCGGTTCCGTCTACCTGTCCTGCGAGTTCGTGATCCTCGAAGGGGAATTCGCTCGCCGCAAGATGTGGTCGAACATCGGCCTGCACAGCCCCAAGGGTCCGAACTGGGGAAACATGGGTCGCACCTTCGTTCGGGCCGCGCTCAACAGTGCCCGCCACATCCGTCCGCAGGACAACTCCCCGCAGGCCGCAGCCGCCCGCCGTATTGCCGGCTTTCATGAATTGGATGGGCTCGAGTTCGTCGCACGCATCGACGTCGAGAAGGACGGTCGCGGCGAACTCAAGAACGTGGTGAAGCTCGCGGTCGAGCCGGATGATCCCTACTATGCGCGGGGCAACGGCGCATACGGCGCCAGTGGCGCGCCTACGCGCCCCACGGCTGCCTCGTTCGCCCCGCAGTCACCCGCAGCCGCACCTGCAGCAGCGGCGCCCGCACAGCGCCCCGCAGCGCCCGGGAAACCGGCCTGGGCTCAGTGAGGGGGATACGTGAAATGCTGGGTCTGCACACGACAGGCGCGCGGCTATGGCCATACGGACAACCGTCATGGCATCGGCCACCCGGCGCGCTACCCCATCGACTGGGTGTTTTGCTCACGCCGGTGCCAGGACGCGTTCCACGCGCTCTACGGCAACTGGACGCGAGTCAAGGACGGCATCAAGCACAAGACGGAGGTCGCCATGATCGATCCGTCTGACATCGAACTGGGCGCTATGAGGAAGTGTCTCAAGTCCTTCGGCGAGGCCGCTGGTGAAATCGGGTTCGATAAGCCCCTGGGGCACTACTCTGAGCCCGAGGCGCTGCAGGTGATCGATGCCATTGTCACCTGCTACACCGAGGCGATGGTCGAACACCACGAGACGACCAAGTTTCCGCCCGTGCGGGGCATGGCGCCAACGCCGGATCCCATGGCGCCCGATGTTGCCAATCCGTTCGCCGATCTGGAGGACGATCTGCCCTGGATTGATGGCAAGGAGGCGAAGCGATGATCGACTTCAATTCCTCATCGAGCATCCCTGGGCAGGTCACGTCATTAGTCGACGCGGGCCTGCAACGGATGCGAGCGTCGCAATCACCTCGGGAATACCTGGGCGCCTCCCGTCTCGGGGTGTCCTGCGAGCGCGCCCTCCAGTACGAGTTCGCCAAGGCGCCGGTCGATGCAGGTCGCGAGACCGACGGTCGGATCCTGCGGATCTTCGAGCGCGGCCACGTGATGGAGGACTGCATGGTCGCGTGGCTGAGGGCGGGCGGATTTGAACTGCGCACCCGAAAAGCCAATGGCGAGCAGTTTGGCTTCTCGGCAATCGACGGGCGACTCCAGGGTCACATCGATGGCGTGATCGTCGGCGGCCCAGACGGCTTTGCGTACCCCGCTCTCTGGGAGTGCAAGTGCCTGGGTTCCAAGTCCTGGCGCGACCTTGAGAAGAACAAACTCGCGGTCTCCAAGCCGGTCTACCACGCGCAGGTGGTGCTCTATCAAGCCTACCTGCAGTTGCATGAGCACCCGGCGATCTTCACGGCGATCAATGCCGACACGATGGAGATTTACACCGAGATCGTGCCCTTCGATGCAGCACTTGCCCAGCGCATGTCGGACCGGGCGATCAAGGTGATCACGGCAACGGATGCCGGTGAACTGCTGCCCCGCGCTTATCACGAGCCCACCCATTTCGAATGCCGGATGTGCGCGTGGCAGGACCGGTGCTGGAGGACAGAGTGATGAGCAACAAGAAAGCGCCTCTTGAACCGGTAGAGCCCATGATCGATGCCAAGCAGGCGGCAGCTGCGCTACGCCTTCCGTACTACTGGTTCGCCGACCACGCCATGCGGTCAAAGTACCGGATCCCCCATTACCTGATGGGAGGTCTGGTCCGATACCGTCTGTCGGAGCTTTCTAACTGGGCGATGCAAAGCTCGGCCGTTCTGGATCGCGACGAGCACGGCGCCGGGGAGTCCGAATGATTGACTTCAACGACACCCCCATATCGTCGGACGTCGATCGCCAGGCGCAGCGTGATCAGATCCGGTCCGACCTGATTGCACGTCTGGAGTCCGTGCTCTTCTCGATGTTTCCCGCTGGCAAGAAGCGGCGGGGCAAGTTCCTGACGGGCGATGTTCTGGGTAGCCCTGGTGACAGTCTGGAGCTTGTTCTTGAAGGCGAGAAAGCCGGCCTCTGGACGGATCGAGCCACCGGCGATGGCGGCGACATCTTTGACCTGATCGCTGCCCACCTTGGGGTGGACGCCCACACGGACTTCCCCCGGGTACTGGAAGCGGCGGCTGACCTGATGGGACGCGCGCCGTCGACACCTTCACGCAAGTCCCGGAAGGATGCACCGGTTGACGATCTAGGACCCGCCACAGCGAAGTGGGACTACGTGGATGCGGCTGGCAGTCTGATTGCGGTCGTTTACCGCTACGACCCGCCAGGACGGAAGAAGGAGTTTCGGCCCTGGGATGCCAAGCGCCGCAAGATGGCACCTCCTGATCCCCGCCCGCTGTACAACCAGCCGGGCTTGGTCGGGGCCAGCCAGGTGGTCTTGGTCGAGGGTGAAAAGTGTGCGCAGGCGCTCATCGATGCTGGCGTCGTCGCCACCACTGCGATGCATGGCGCCAATGCTCCGGTCGAAAAGACGGACTGGTCGCCGCTTACGGGCAAGGCGGTCCTGATCTGGCCTGACCGCGATAAGCCAGGCTGGGAGTATGCAGCGCAGGCGGCTCAGGCCATCTTGTCTGCCGGCGCGCGGACCTGCCACATCCTCTATCCGCCGGAGGAGGCTGCGGAGGGATGGGATGCGGCAGATGCCATCGCTGAAGGCTTTGACGTGGGGACCTTCCTCGCCCACGGCCCGCGCCTGCAGATGCATGACGTCACCGAAGACGACGCACCGGTAGCAAGCACCGACGAGTCGGTCTGGGGCACGGAAGACGCGCTGGCATTGGCTTTCACGCGTCGCTATCACCGGGACTGGCGCTATGTCGCCACCTGGGGCCGCTGGCTGGTCTGGGACGGCTGTCGCTGGCGCACCGAGGACACGCTGGCTGCGACCGACCTGATTCGCAGCGTCTGTCGTCACGCCGCTCTCAAGGCATCCAACCCCAAGGTTGCTGCCAAGCTCGCGAGCGCCAGTACGGTGAGCGGCGTTGAGCGACTGGCACGCGCCGACCGGAGGCATGCGGCGACCACCGACGAGTGGGATGCCGACCCGTGGCTGCTCAACACGCCAGGTGGCGTGACCGACCTCCGCTCCGGCCGAAAGCGCGCTCACGACCGCGCCGACCGGATGACCAAGATCACCACCGCCACCTCCGGTGGGGAGTGTCCGATCTGGCTGCAGTTCCTTGACGAGGTGACGGGTGGCGACAAGGAACTGCAGGCCTACCTGCAGCGCATGGTCGGCTACGCGCTGACCGGATCGACCCGCGAGCACGCCTTGTTCTTCCTGTACGGCACCGGCGCCAACGGCAAGTCGGTGTTCGCAAACACCTTGGCCACGATCCTGGGGGATTACGCGACCAATGCGCCGATGGACACCTTCATGGAGACCCGCACCGACCGACACCCCACCGATATGGCCGGGTTGCGTGGCGCGCGCTTTGTGGCAGCCATCGAAACCGAACAGGGTCGGCGCTGGGCAGAGTCCAAAGTCAAGAACCTGACCGGTGGCGACAAGATCGCAGCGCGCTTCATGCGTCAGGACTTCTTCGAGTTTTTCCCGCAGTTCAAGCTCTTCGTGGCGGGCAACCACAAGCCGGCGATCCGCAACATCGACGAGGCCATGAAGCGGCGCCTGCACCTGATCCCTTTCACGATCACGGTACCGCCTGAAAAGCGCGACAAGCACCTACAGCAAAAGCTGCTGGCCGAGCGCGACGGCATCCTCGCATGGGCTGTTCAGGGGTGCCTAGAGTGGCAGCGTATCGGGCGGCTGGAACCACCCAAGCAGGTGCTCGACGCGACCGAGGAGTACTTCGAGGCCGAGGATGCCCTCGGGCGTTGGCTGGAGGAGCGATGTGTGATCGAAGCCAATGCCAAGTCGCTGACTGCTGAACTCTTTTCCGACTGGAAGCAATGGGCGGATTCGGCTGGCGAGTTCATCGGCTCGCAAAAGCGCTTCTCTGATCTCCTGCTCACCCGCGGGATCGAGAAATGGCGCAACACGACTGGGTTGAGAGGGTTTCGCGGGTTGGGTCTCAAGCACCCGCCAGCACCCAGCTACACCCCGTACTCGGACCACTGAAAGCCTATGCCAACACATCGGACTGACGGATCTGACGCAGTTCCTCGTAACCCCCTATACGCGCATACGCGCGCGCCTCATGGGAAGTTTCGACAGAACCCGTCCGATCCGTCAGTCCCGTCAAAGAAAGGGACTGTCACCATGAATTCAACGATCCTAGCCCTCGATCTGGGCACCACTACCGGTTGGGCACTACGCACACGAGACGGGGCCGTCACCAGCGGCACCCAGAGCTTTCGCCCTCAGCGTTTCGAAGGCGGTGGGATGCGCTTTCTACGCTTCAAGCGCTGGCTCACCGAACTGAAGACCCACGCAGATGGCATCGACTCGCTTCACTTCGAGGAGGTGCGTCGGCATGTCTCGACCGATGCGGCGCATGCCTACGGCGGGTTCCTCGCCACGCTCACCAGCTGGTGCGAGCACCACCAGATTCCGTATCAGGGCGTGCCTGTCGGCACCATCAAAAAGCACGCCACCGGAAAGGGCAACGCGAGCAAGGACGAAATGATTACAGCCATGCGTAGGCGTGGTCATGTGCCGACTGATGACAACGAGGCTGACGCGCTGGCAATCCTGCATTGGGCGACCCAGTCCATCGATGAGCGGGAGGCATGAGATGAGAACTCCAATAACCCCTTACCGCTGCCCGCTGGGTCGTATGCAGCCGGAAAGCGTTGACGTCGAGGTCGTCAAACAGCGCGGTTGGCGGGAGGAACACATCTTGGTCGTCAGTGAGTCGGACACGCGTCTGAACTTCATCGAGCGTGAATTCATCCGCCGCATCGGGGAGCGGCTTTACGGATCTGGGGGGCGTTCACGTGGCGCTACATGACATCTGTTGGACGATCGAAGACGTCGCAGCGCGATTTCACGAAGCCGTGGTCACTGCACGTCGCCTGCCACCCGTCCGCGTTCAGGGCTACTTCAACACCTGGCCCCAGATCGTGCGGCAGCCCTGGGAAATGCTTGGGCTAGAAGATCAAGGCTGCCGCCCGTTCCCGCCGAGTCCGCAAGCCGTTGAGCGAATGCTCGAAGTCATGCGGTGGGTGCACTGGTTGGATGTCGAGCAGCGTCACCTGGTGTGGATGCGCGCCGACAACTATTGCTGGCGCGAGATCACACGCCGCTTCGCTTGCGACCGCACCACGGCGTGGCGGCGCTGGCAGCGGGCGCTCGAACTGGTCGCGGTCCAGCTCAATGGCTCGGCAGGGTGCGCAATGCCATCCAAAAACCTGAGCAATTTAGGGTAATGCGTTGGCTGGTTGTCTCTGTCTTGCCTTGAATGTCCAGATCAGCCGGAAAACTGCCTGCAACAAAACAGCTTCGATGGCGTAGTATTTCAGCTATCTTCTGGACAGCGTCTTGAGCAGTGCACCCGCACCGCATGACGCGTCCTCCCGAAACCCGCGACCGACTCTGCCGGCGCGGGTTTTTGCATTTCTGGCGTCCAAATGAATCCTCTGAAACTCGATTACCGCGCAGTCGATGTGCTGATCCCCTATGCCCGCAATGCCAAGCAGCATTCCGATGCGCAGGTGGCGCAGATCGCCGCCAGCATCCGGGAGTTCGGCTGGGGTGCGCCGATCCTGGTGGACGGACAGAATAATGTCATCGCTGGACACGGTCGCTTGCTGGCCGCACGCAAGCTCGGCATGACCGAGGTGCCTGTGGTACCCATGGACCATCTGACCGACACGCAGCGGCGTGCGCTGATCCTGGCCGACAACAAGATCGGCGAGAACGCCTCCTGGGAGGATGAACTGCTCGGCATCGAGCTGGCCGAACTCAAGGACGCTGGCTTCGACCTCGGCCTGACCGGCTTCTCGCAAGAGGAGTGGGAAGCACTGATCGCTGGTGAGGAAGCCACGAAGGATGGCCTCACCGATGAAGATGCCGTGCCCGAGGTCAGCGAGACACCAATCTCGAAGTCTGGCGACATCTGGATTCTGGGCGAACACAGGCTGCTGTGCGGCGACGCCACCAAGGCCGAAGACTACAAAGCCTTGCTCGGGGAAGAACTCGTGGACATGACCTTCACCGACCCGCCCTACAACGTGAACTACGCCAATACGGCCAAGGACAAGATGCGCGGCAAGAACCGCCCGATCATGAACGACAACCTCGGCGAGGGTTTCGGTAGCTTCTTGTTCGATGCCTGCGACAACATCCTCACTCGAACAAAGGGTGCGGTGTACATCGCCATGTCCTCCAGTGAGCTCGATACCCTGCAAGCTGCGTTTCGCGCTGCCGGTGGCAAATGGTCCACCTTCATCATCTGGGCCAAGAACACCTTCACGCTCGGCCGCGCCGATTACCAGCGCCAGTACGAGCCGATTCTCTACGGGTGGCGCGACGGCACCGACCACTACTGGTGCGGTGCGCGTGATC